AGATATTAACGCCAGTTCCTTTAAAGAATAGCGGTGACCCTCTAACAGTCGTTTGTGTGTCGATTTGTTAACATAAGTATTAATTTTCTGCATTATTTCAGTGTCCGTAGTTTATTTTAGTCTAAAAATAGTATATAAATGACTATATAGTGTTTCAGCGCCACTTTAAAGCTCTTTCTTACAATCATTATTTGTTATCTTCTAACGCCTTTAAAGCTTTAGCGTCTTTAAAGTCTTTCTCTAAAGCTCTCTGAAGGTGGTAGTCCATAAAATCGTGCAAAGCCTCTACAGTCTCCATGTCGTCGCTATCGGGTGTAAACATGTTCACCTTCTCCAAGTAGTTTGCATTGGTTACTATGTCTCGCAATAGCATATAAAATTGCTCTTTGTTCTCTCTGTCGCTTGGCTCTGGTGTTAAATGTTCATCGCCGTGGACGTTATCGTGTCTTCCGCTTGTATAATCCATTGTTCTCTCTCTCTATTGGTTTAAAAATGTAATCCTACAGCTTGTCAATATGGAATGCAACACTCTCTAAAAATAATTACTCTCTCTCTCTCTCGCTAATGCCTCCATTACGGGAAACAGGTTGCAAGCGCATAAATAACCAGAATACACGGGCATGGTTAACCAATAGGGCCAAACAAGCCCCAGAATGGCCGTCTAAGCGCGTTTATGGCCAATTGTGACCTAGGGTATAGGGTAGGGTTAAACAGGCTTAAATCGACTTATATTATATAGCAGGCAAAAAAATACCCTAGCGTTTAACTAGGGCAAAAGGGGATTACTACAGGGGATTCTTTAGCTGTTTAACCATTCGTCATAGGTTTTTAGCGGGTTGCCTGTTGTTATATCTATACCGTTGCCATCATTAGCAAAGCTTAGGTATATTTGGTACTCGCTATCATTGGAGCCGCGTGCGCGGGTTTGCCAGTCTTGATTATATTCTAGTGTCATTTTGTAGCCCTCTCAATGGCGGGGTAGTCGCGACGCAATCGCGCCCAATGGTCTGTTAGTGTGGGTCGCCTATGGTTTAACGTGCGCCCCGTGGTTATAACTCTATGCGCTTGCGCTTCTGTTAGGCCGTAGTACTCAGCAAAGCGCGGCACTGTCAGGAAATTATTAAACCAATCGATGTATAGATCTTCTATTTTTTGTCTGTTAGTCATTATATAACCCTCTTAAAACTGTTGAATGATTAAGCCACCGTCAAACTCTATGACGCTAGTGAGGTCGCGTAAATCGTCGATATTATCAATATCTGAGCCGCTGTAGTCTGCTTGTATCTCTGCAAGGTCGCTATATTCGCTAAACTCACAGCATAGGGCGATGACGTCCAGCTCGTAAGGTGTGTCAGTGTCTGCCGCTAATTCTTCTAACCATTCAAACAATGCTGTAAGAGCGTTATAGCTGAATTGTGCGCCCCTGCCGTAGTCTTGGAAGGCTTGTCTGAAATCGTAAACGTCCAGCGCCTTTATAATGCCCGCGTTTTGTGCTGGTGCTGGTGTGTTGAAATGTGCAGCAATATAAGCATCCTTTGCAGCGCCTTCTAATTGTATAGTGTAATTGCTCATTGTTATAACTCCTAAAGACTTAAAGAAAGGAAAGTGATTAGACCCGTATAGAGTAGCGCAATCAATGCCGAACTACCCGCGACAAACAAAACGCCAGCGAAAACCTTTATAACCAGGAGCTGCCGCGCTTCACGTTTAACCATAGCTTTATATGCTGAATTCATTATAGCGCCCCTTGCTTTTCTTTTATTTGGTCTAGCTTATCGCAGCACTTTAGGTCCAGCGCCATAAACTCGCGCTCTGTTAGCAGGTGATGATTGTAGCCTGTTTTGATTGCTATGGCTGCAGATTGCAGCGCGTCCTGTGTGGTGCATTCGCTAATGATACTGGCCGCTGATTTGTAGTTTGTCATTGTGTTATTCCCGTTGTTTGTTTAGTTGGATTATGCGGTAACACTGTTGCCAATGTTACCTGATAAACCAACTAGGCTGCTTCGTATTCCGTTTGCGCGTAATCAGCCGCCCATGCGTCTGTTATTTCATTAACGCCATAATCATAAATTATTTCATCTGGTTCCTGATCATACTCAAACATGTAAGCAAAGCTACCTAAATTTACCAACTTACCCTCCTGTTTAACGCTGGGTGTTAGCAAAACCATTTGGCCCATGTCGCAACCCTCAACAGCATCTTTGATATCTTTATATGTACTGTGGAGGCCGTCAAATTCGCCTTCACCATATACAGCCACAGAATAGCCACGTTTCACGGCCCATTTGATTAAGTGTAAGTGTGCTTTTTGCATAGTGTATTACCTTATATAGTGATTAAGTATCGCGCTCGCTGCGCCGTGTTGATGGTTCTATTATAGGGCGCTAGCATATAGAGTCAACACCTGGGCTATTCGTTATAGTTATAGTGTCCATTCATTTGATTGATGGTAGATGGTCAGATATAACAGCCTAGATAAAGAACGGGCGCGCGTATACAGGATAGTAACGAGCATTACTAATACTATTTAGCTATATGCTGGCGCTAACATATAACCAGATAACCACTAGAATATCAGCGCCTCTACAGGTCACGCCACCACTGGGCTGTAGCGATTAGCGCGTTTAGCGGCTAACCAATACTAGGACATAGGCTTAGACTAAGCAGGCTTAGGCGGTAATCTAGGAGCTTCTAGGATCATATAGTCTGGGGTGATAATGGATTAGACTATCATAACTATCAATGATGCTATGTTGGCATGGACATTGCTACAGATTAGCGCCATCATTATCAGTGATACTAAACAGTCTAGGTATCATTGTCAGTGATGCTAGGTAGTGCTTGTCAGTACCTTACCGCACCCTCTCTTACAACTGTGTAGAAACTATAGTGACTATTCAGCAGATGAATGGGCTGAGGTGTTGACATAGTCAGCGGGGTATGCTAGAGGGGACGGGGGAGGGCTGCGTAGCTTTTAAATTGTTGGTGTACCCTACCAGACACTAAAAAAGAGCAAAATAGACTATAAAGAACAAGGCAGTAATAGCTAACAGCTATATAGTCTATGTTGTTGATTCTAAAGGAATAAAAAAGCCACTGCGGAGACGCTGTTATTGCTCAGAATCCGCCAAAGAAGGAACAGGGGTGTTATCTTAACAGGGTTAACCAAGATCTAGAAAGATATGTTAACAAAAGCAATAATAATGCTTGACTTTTGCTCAGAAATATGCTATAATAGCTATATAGTTCAATGATTAGTTTTAAAGCTTTAAAGTAATAAAGATTGTAGCGAGGAATTGAGGATCAAATAATGATTATCACTTAGCCTTCAAACATCTCTTGAGCTTTAAAGCTTTAAAGTCTCTTCAGCTTTAAAGAGCTTTAAAGAGCTGTATAGACTGTATAGGGAATCTCAATAGAGGCAATTCTGTGGCTGAAAAGAAGATAGGTAGACCTAAGAAGTCTACAGTGGCGAGTGTTACCAAAGGTAAGCGCAAAGCATTAGGTAGACCCAAGGGCGATGCAGCTACCATTAACGAATATAAAGCAAGGATGTTAGCATCTCCTAAGAGTAGGAAGGTGTTAGACAGCATTCTTAGCGCAGCACTCGATGACGACCATAAGAATCAAGCAGCGGCATGGAAGCTGTGTATGGATAGGTTATTACCTGTTAGTTACTTCGAGAAAGATAAGGTTAACGGCGGTAAGAGTGCCATTAATATCTCCATCACAGGCGTTGGAGGCGAAACCACTGTTATAAGCGGTGGTGAAGAAGAACCCATTGAAGGGGATTATACCGATGTATAACATTAACAACGATTTAGATTACTTCACTAGAGAAGAGTTCGCTTGTCAGTACACTGGCGAGAACGAGATCAGTGATGTATTGCTCCTGAAGTTAGATTTGTTACGTGCTAGGTGTGCATTCCCCTTCGTCATCACGAGTGGTTATAGATCAGAAGACCACCCCATCGAAAGAAAGAAAAAGAAGGAGAAAGCAGGAACCCATGCCCAAGGAATTGCAGCGGACATTAAAGTTAGTAACGGGACACAAAGGTACACAGTTGTTGAAGAGGCCATTAAGATGGGCTTTACGGGAATTGGAGTTGCTAACGGTTTTGTGCATGTTGACATCCGCAGTCTTGACGGTAACGAGTCTCCTGTAATGTGGTGCTACTAGCTTGGCTGATTTAAAGGTTGAGTTACTTCCTTGGCAGCAAACAGTATACAGCGACCCTACACGCTTTAAAGTTGTAGCTGCTGGTAGACGTACAGGCAAGAGTCGTCTAGCTGGCTGGGCTTTGATACTTGCTTGTCTGAATGCTAAGAAAGGTCAGGTGTTCTACGTTGCCCCTACACAGGGTCAGGCTAGGGACATTATGTGGCAGATGCTGCTTGAGCTAGGACATAGTGTTATAGCCTCTAGTCATGTCAACAACCTACAGATTAAGTTTATCAACGGTGCTTTGTTAACCCTAAAGGGTGCAGATAGACCAGAGACTATGCGAGGTGTTAGCCTCAAGTTCTTGGTTATGGACGAATACGCCGATATGAAGCCAGAGGTGTGGGAGCAAATCCTACGTCCAGCTCTTGCGGATCAGAAGGGTGATGCGATGTTCATTGGTACGCCAATGGGACGTAATCATTTCTACGACCTGTACCAGTACGCTAGTGTATCGAAGGACGATACATTTGTTGGTTACCACTTTACTAGCTTCGACAACCCACTGTTAGACCCTGAAGAGATTAGAGCTGCTGAGAAGTCTATGTCAGCCTTTAGTTTCCGTCAGGAGTTCATGGCATCCTTTGAGGCTCACGGTAGTGAACTGTTTAAAGAAGAAGATGTTACATTCTCTGAGGAGGAGCCAGAAGATGGTGATTTCTACATTGCTGTCGATTTGGCTGGTTTCGCAGACGTACAGAAAGTCACTACCAAGACTAAGCGCCTTGACCAAACAGCTATATCTGTTGTTAAAGCGGGTGTTGAAGGCTGGTGGGTTGCTGACATCATACATGGGCGATGGGGCGTTGAAGAGACCGCACGAAAGATCTTCGGAGCGGTAGACAAGTATAAGCCTGTTGCTGTTGGTATTGAGAAGGGTGCGCTAAAGAACGCTGTGTTCCCGTACCTAAACGATCAGATGAAGAAGAATCAACGCTTCTTTAGAGTAGAAGAGCTTACTCACGGTAACAAGAAGAAAGTAGATAGAATTGTGTGGGCGTTGCAAGGACGCTTTGAACACGGCAACATCACATTAAACAAGGGCAAGTGGAATCCTCAGTTCCTCGATGAGTTGTTCCAGTTTCCTAATCCATTAGTCCACGATGACTTGATAGACTCACTAGCGTACATAGACCAGTTAGCTAAGGTTGCTTACGCTTTTGACTATGAAGAAGACGACTACGAATTCCTAGACAAATACGCAGGCTATTAACTATGCTAGAAGATAATGAAGGTTTCGCTACCGAACAACACCTAGAAGATTGGGTTATACAGAAGTGTGATGGCTGGAGAGATCACTTCGAGGCTAATTACTCACAACGCTTTGACGAGTACTATCGCCTGTGGCGTGGACAATGGTCTGCACAGGATCAAGCACGTACCTCAGAACGCTCTAAGATTATCTCTCCTGCGCTACAGCAGGCTGTTGAGTCGTCAGTAGCAGAGCTAGAAGAAGCTACCTTTGGTCGTGGTAAGTGGTTTGATATTAAAGACGACTACATGGATCAAAGTCCAGAAGACATTGTTATGCTGCGTAACCACCTTGAAGAAGACTTTAAGAAGAACAAGGTACGCAAAGGTGTAGCTGAGTGTCTAATTAATGCTGCTGTATTCGGTACAGGCATTGCTGAGATTGTTATAGAAGAAGAAAAAGAAATGGCTCCAGCCACACAGCCTGTACTGGGCGGTGAGCTAACAGCGGTTGGTGTTAACATTATCGACCGAACATGCGTTAAACTACGCCCTGTAATGCCTCAGAACTTCCTTATTGACCCAGTCGCTACTGACATTGACTCAGCTCTAGGTTGTGCTGTAGATGAGTTTGTTTCGTCTCACTCAGTAGAGATGTTACAAGAAAGCGGTGTATACCGTGATGTAGACATTGTTTCAGCTACTCCAGACTTTGACATTGAGCCTGATCAAGACCTTACTCGCTATGACGAAGACAAGGTACGTCTTACTAAGTATTATGGTCTAGTGCCACGTCACCTGCTTGAGAAAGCAATGAAGGATGACGAAGCAGAAGACGAAGAGATTGTTGAGTTTGAAGATGAAGACGATTCGTTCTACGTAGAAGCAGTTGTTGTTATCGCCAATGGCGGTACATTGCTCAAGGCTTCGCTTAACCCCTACATGATGCAGGATCGACCTATCGTAGCATTCCCATGGGATGTCGTTCCTAGTCGCTTCTGGGGCAGAGGAGTATGTGAGAAAGGCTACAACAGTCAGAAGGCGTTAGACACAGAGCTACGCGCTAGAATCGACGCTCTTGCACTAACCATCCACCCAATGATGGCAATGGACGCTTCTCGTATGCCTAGAGGCGCTAAACCTACCATCCAGCCGGGGAAAACTATCCTTACCAACGGCAACCCTGCTGAGATCCTACAGCCGTTTAACTTTGGTCAGGTTAATCAGATTACCTTTGCACAAGCTCAGGCTTTGCAGACAATGGTACAGACAGCTACAGGCGCTATTGACTCAGCAGGTATTGCTGGTTCTGTTAATGGCGATGCTACTGCTGCTGGTGTATCTATGTCACTAGGTGCTATCATTAAGCGCCACAAGCGTACTCTTATTAACTTCCAAGAGTCTTTTGTGATTCCTTTTGTTACGAAAGCAGCTTATAGGTATATGCAGTTTGAGCCAGAGATGTACCCAGTAGCTGACTACAAGTTCCATACGTCTAGCTCGTTAGGTATTATTGCTCGTGAGTATGAGGTTACACAGCTTGTGCAGCTCCTACAAACCATGTCACCAGACACTCCTATGTATCCTAAGCTGGTTATGTCCATCATTGACAACATGAACCTGTCTAACCGTGAAGAGTTAATTCAGGTACTTGAGCAAGCCAATCAGCCTAACCCAGAAGCACAGCAGGCACAGCAGGCAGCACAGCAGCAACAAGCAGCCTTCCAAGCGTCACAGACTGCTGCACTCAATGGTCAGGCACAAGAGTCTGCTGCTAGAGCGCAGAAGATTACAGTGGAAGCGCAAGCCATCCCGCAGGAGCTTGAGATTGATCGTATCAAGGCTGTAACAACAAACCTTAAAGCAGGAGACGCAGATGACAAGGAGTTCCAGAAGCGTCTAGAAATCTCTAAGCAGTTGCTCAAGGAACGTGAAGTAGCTGTTAAAGAAGGTAATGTAGAAGCAACGCCAGCGCCTCAAGCAGCCCCCGCGCCAGTACCAAGCCCCCAAGCAGCTTTTGAGCCTCAAGGAGATAACACGTTATGATAAGCACACGCGATTTAGAAAACGTAGTAGCTCAGGTCAACAATAGATTTGACGAAATTAACAAGCGGATAGAAAGACTAGAAGCCGCCATTATTGGTTCTGCCGCTGGAAAGAAGGAGAAGCCTAGTGGCGACAAGAAAACCAGCAAAGGGTAAGGCTAAGGTTAAGGTAACAGCTAGCGGTAAGAAGGTTAGCTACGGTCAAGCAGGCAAAGCCAAGGACGGAGGCCCTCGTGTAAAGGCGGGGACTTCTAAAGGAGATAGCTACTGCGCTAGAAGCCTAGGTATTAAGAAGGGTTTACCCAAGGCTAAACAGAACGACCCTAACACCCCTAATAACTTATCACGTAAACGCTGGAAGTGTTCTGGCGCTAAATCGAGGAAATGACATGCCATACGGTACAGGTACATACGGAACAAAGGTCGGAAGACCACCTAAGAAGAAGAAAAAGCCAGTCAAGAAGCCAGTAAAGCGATGAAGGGTCAGACACACGGTGGCAAGGGAAGTGCCACTAGAAAGACCGATTCAGCCAAGTTTGCTAGCAACTGGGACGCTATATACAACAAACCAGCTAAGAAGTCAAGTAAAAAAGCAAATAAAGCTTGACTTTCTTATACTTTTATGGTATAATAACTAGGTAACACACACTTAAATAACTGTCCTTAACGGAGAAACAGTAATGATTGATAAAGATTTAGAGCTATATTACCGCAACGCATCTGATATGTTTGCTACACAAGGTTGGAAGACTTTAATGTCTGACCTAGAGAACAACGCAAACAACATCAACTCTGTTGAGTACACTAAAAATGGAGAAGACCTGCACTTCCGTAAAGGGCAATTGTCAGTTCTTGGTAGCATCCTTACTTTAGAGAATCAACTTAGAGAAGCAGAAGAGCAGGCTTTGGCTGAAGAAGAAGACCAAGACGAAGCAGCTTAATGCGTATTATCTTAGAGTTTAAGTGTGAGGACGGTCATGTCAATGAGAGATTTGTTGAAGATGATTGTACCCACATACCTTGTTTAGATTGCGACAAGATAGCAAGAAGAATTGTAAGTGCTGTTCGTTCTAAGCTAGACCCTCTATCTGGAGACTTTATGGGTGCGACCAGACAGTGGGAAAAGAACAGAGAACAAAAGCTGCAACAAGAACGCAAGGCCAACTCCTAACCGAAGCCCTGCATAATACACCTCCATAATGAGATTACTCACGGAGTTTAATAATGGCAACATTACACGACGAGCGTCTAGAAGACGTTGACAACAAAGAAGAAATAACAAGTAGTCTGACAGAAGAACCTGAGCTTCAGGAGACTCTTCAAGAAGACGACATTCCCGACAAGTACAAAGGAAAGTCAACCGCTGATATTGTAAGGATGCACCAAGAAGCTGAGAAGCTCCTAGGAAAGCAGAGCGGTGAAGTAGGGGAGTTACGATCAGTTGTTGATAACTACATACAGACACAACTCGACACAACAACAAAAGCAACCCAAGAACCTGAAGAAGAAATAGACTTTTTCTCTGATCCCGACAAGGCTGTCGAGAGAGCTATTAAGAATCACCCTTCAATCAAAGCTGCTGAAGCACAAACTCAGCAATATAGACAATCCACAGCACAGGCTGTTTTACAGAAGAGCCATCCTGACATGCAAGAGATTTTGCAAGACGGTAAGTTTGTAGATTGGATTAAAGGATCAAAGATTCGTACACAGCTCTTTGCGCAAGCGGATACGCAGTATGACTACGAAGCTGCTGATGAACTTTTCACTAACTGGAAGGAACGTCAAGGTGCAGTAGCGCAGACTGTTACACAAGAGAAAGCGAGTAGGAAAGAAGCTGTTAAGGCTGCCTCAGCAGGTAATGCTAGGGGTAGTGGTGAAGCAGCTAGTCGTAAAATCTATAGACGCTCAGACATTATTAAACTAATGCAAAACGATCCTGACCGTTATCTATCCTTGTCTGACGAGATCATGCAAGCCTATGCGGAAGGGAGAGTTCGACAATAATCTTATTTTAAGGAAGTATTATCATGGCTACATCAGTATATCCCAATATGGGCGGAGCAGTAGACAACACTAGCGCAGCTACGTTTATCCCAGAAATCTGGAGTGACGAAGTAATTGCAGCGTATAAGAGCAATCTTGTACTAGCTAACCTAGTTAAGAAGATGAGCATGACTGGCAAGAAAGGCGACACCATTCACGTCCCTAAGCCTACTCGTGGCACTGCAAACGCTAAAGCTGCTAACACAGCAGTAACCATCCAGAACTCTGTTGAGTCAGAAGTTCTGATTAACATTAACAAGCACTTTGAATTCTCTCGTTTGATTGAAGACATTACCGAAGTACAGGCTCTCGCTTCTTTGCGTCAGTTCTATACAGGCGATGCAGGCTATGGTCTAGCTAAGCAAGTAGACAACGATCTGTTTGATCTTGGTAAGTCGTTCGGTAATGGCGATGGTTCTAGCTTTGTTAACACTGGTTCTTTCCAGATTAACACTAGCACTGGTGTTCTTGAAGCGTATGACGCTGACGGCACTGCTGACATTGGCGCATTCTCTGACGCGGTTTTCCGTGGTTTGATTCAGAAGATGGACGATGCAGACGTTCCTATGGACGGTCGTAGCTTTATCGTACCACCTTCGCTACGTAACGCTATCATGGGTATTGATCGTTATACCTCTACTGATTTCGTTAATGGCAAGAGCGTTGAGACTGGTAAGATTGGTAACTTGTACGGCGTTGACGTATTTGTTTCTACCAACGTACCTACTCTTGAGACAGGCGTTCGTGGCGCACAGTTGATCCACAAGGACACTTCCGTTCTTGCAGAGCAGCAAGCTGTACGTTCACAGACTCAGTACAAGCAGGAGTTCTTAGGCACTCTTTACACTGCTGATACTTTGTATGGCGTTCAGGTTATGCGTCCAGAAGCAGGCTTCACTCTAGCTGTAGTATAAGGTAACAAACTAGGGGATTCTTCGGAGTCCCCTTTTTACTTTTCTTTTGTTTTCTTAGGAGCTATACATGGCAATATTTAGAGGTGACGGAGGTGCGGGCGATTCCAATACGGATGCTACGCTACTAGCAGTCACAGCCCAAGCTGTCATAGCTACTACGAAAGCAAGCGATGCAGCCGCTAGTGCCGTAAGCGCCAGCGATTCAGCAACAACCGCAACAACCAAAGCAGCAGCAGCAAGTACATCAGCCACCAACGCAGCTAACAGCGCGACAGGTGTTTCACAGTACGCAACAGCAGCAGCCAACAGTGCTACTGCATCAGCTAACTCAGCTACAGCTTCAGCCACTAGCGCCACAGCAGCATCTACAGCAGAAACTAATGCTGAAACCGCTGAGACGAACGCAGAGACTGCTGAGAGCAACGCAAGCACATCTGCTGCCACTGCTACTACTAAAGCCTCAGAAGCCGTTACAAGCGCATCCAGTGCGTCTACGAGTGCTTCTACGGCAACGACCAAAGCATCAGAGGCTTCCACTAGCGCCAGCAATGCCTCAACCTCCGAAAGCAATGCTGCTACGTCAGCCTCTGGTGCATCTACTTCAGCCACTAACGCAAGTAACTCAGCTACGGCTGCGGCCTCTTCTGCGAGTGGTGCTTCTACATCTGCAACTAACGCTAGTAACAGTGCTAGTGCAGCATCTACATCTGAGACTAACGCTGGTAACTCAGCGACAGCAGCGGCTGGTTCAGCTACTACAGCATCAACAGCAGCGACCAATGCAGGCAACAGTGCCACAGCAGCGGCAGGTAGTGCATCTACTGCATCAACTCAAGCCAGTGCAGCAGCTACCAGTGCTTCCAACGCAGCTACAAGCGCCTCTACAGCGTCTACACAGGCAAGCAATGCCTCTGCTAGTGCAACGGCTGCGGCTACTGCTGAGACCAATGCAGAGACAGCAGAGACTAATGCAGCCTCTAGTGCTTCAGCAGCGGCTGGTAGTGCTACATCAGCAGCTAACAGTGCTACAGCGGCAGCGGCAGAGTTATCCACAGCAGCACTGAAGGCTAACAACTTGTCTGACTTGGCTAACGCTGGTACGGCTAGAGGGAACTTGGGTCTAGGTACAGCAGCTACTACAGCGGCTACGGACTATGCTACGGCAGCGCAAGGTGCAACGGCTGACTCAGCACTACAATCAGACTCAACTTTAAACGCAGACAACATGACTACTGGTACACTCAACGGTGGAACTTACTAAAGGTATTTAAACATGGCAACAAAAATTGTAACTAAAAATAGCTCCACCGCTGGTGCTGCCCCTACAGCAACTGATCTTGTACAAGGTGAACTGGCGGTCAACGTAGCTGACGGTAGGTTGTACACAGAAGACAATGCTGCGGCTATTGTAGAGCTTGGTGTAAACCCAGCAACAGAGATCACAGCCAACGCTGGTATTGCTCTTCCTGATTCACAGAAGGCTACGTTTGGTGCTGGTGATGATTTACAGATTTATCACAACGGGTCTAATAGTTATATTCAAGATCACGGCACTGGCGATTTAGTTATCGCTGGTACAAATTTGTCGTTAAGAAACTTTTCTACTGACGAGTTATTTTTGGACGGTGCTGCAAACGGAGCTGTGCGTCTTTGGTATAATGGCGCAGCCAAACTAGCCACCACCTCCACAGGCATAGACGTTACTGGCACAGCCACGATGGATGGGCTTACTGTTGATGGTAATATTGAATCTTTAGGAACTTTTATATTAAACAACGGAACTGATAAGTGGCAGAACTTATTTAGCACCAATGATTTAATTATAAGAAACAACCACAATACGTCTTGGTATAACCGCTTACGAATAAGTTATGACGGAGACATCAGCTTCTACGAAGACACAGGCACAACGCCTAAGTTCTTCTGGGATGCTTCTGCGGAGTCTTTGGGTATTGGTACTAGTTCGCCTGACAGCCCTTTAGAAATACAAGCGGCAACTAACAGTAGCTCAGACACAACTTACCTTAAACTTTATAATGCAGGTGAAAACGTAGGTCATATTGATTTCGAAAACGGTAACGGGAGTCTAGCTAGAATCACAGGCACTAAGGAAGGTGCGGGTGCAAGTGCAAATGACGGCATCCTCACTTTTTCAACGGCATTCGACACAACACTATCAGAACGCATGCGCATAGACTCCAGCGGTAACGTGGGTATTGGTACTAGTTCGCCTAACACAAACCTACACATACAAAGCGCGTCTGAACCAGCTATTACGCTTTTCCACACAGGCATAATGGCTTCGCAAATTGGTTTAGATAGTACAGGTTCTTTAACCTTTGGCATTGACGGATCTACTGGCGCAACAGAACGTATGCGCATAGACTCCAGCGGTAACTTGCTTGTGGGTAAGACTGGTGCAGGCACAAATACAGCAGGCGCACAAGTTGATTCTAATGGTAGAGGAAACTTTACTGTTGATGCTAACTTTGGCCTTCTTGTTAACCGCAAAACATCTGATGGTGAGCTTGCTAGATTCCAAAAAGACGGCACAACCGTAGGTAGTATTGGTGCTGTTGCTAGCAATATAAACATAAACTCTCTGTCTACTGGAAGACTCTCTTCAGTAGGGGTGCAAAGATTGCTGTGGGATGCTGACCAACTTTACCCAGCGACAGACAACGTTTATAACTTGGGGTTTCCGTCATTTCGCTTCGATGACATCTACGCCACCAACGCCACAATCCAAACTTCCGACCGCAACGAGAAGCAAGACATTGCAGAGTTAAACACTGCTGAAACTGCTGTAGCCGTAGCCTGTAAAGGTTTACTCCGCAAGTTCCGCTGGAAGGACTCAGTAGCTGAGAAGGGTGACGAAGCTCGTACACACTTTGGAATCATCGCTCAAGACCTACAGGCCGCCTTTGAAGCTGAAGGCTTAGATGCGGGTGACTACGCAATGTTTATGAGCGATACGTGGACTGACGAAGAAACTAACGAAGAAAAGACTAGGATGGGTGTTCGCTACAGTGAACTACTCGCCTTCATAATCGCAGCACTTTAATCGGAGAATAATCATGGCAGTAACTTGGACAATCGCACAACTAGAACGTAACACAGACGGCAATGGCGTAGTAGTAGCACATTGGACAGCATCAGACAGCGAAGTAGTAGGTACTGGTGACGATGCAGTAACTCACACAGGCAGCAGCTATGGCACTTGTGGCTTTACTCCTGATGCAACTGCTGACGGCTATGTAGCCTATGACAGTCTCACTGAAGCTGACGTAATCGCATGGGTCAAGGCTGATCTAGATGCTGACGCTATCGAAGAGAGCATTGCAGCGCAGATTACAGCTTCTAAAGAGCCTGTGACAGCCGCTGGCGTACCTTGGTAAACTAATAAGTAAGGAGTACAGCTATGCTTGCAGAGATTGCCATTGCAAACGCGGCATTCGGCGTAATTAAGAACGCCATTAGTAACGGTCAAGAACTGCACAGCGTAGCTAACCAAGTCACAAGCTACTTTGATTCTAAAAGCTCCATTGCCAAGAAAGCTAACAAGGGCGGTGGTAAGTCAGACATGGAAGCATTCATGGCTTTGGAGACTTTGAAGGAACAAGAAGCAGAACTTAAAGAAGTAATGATCTACGCTGGTCGAGCTAACTTGTATGACGACTGGCTACAGTTCCAAGCTGACTGCAAAAGAGCTAGAGCGCAGGAGGAGAAAGACATGCTCCACGCTAAAGCTAAACACAAACAACAGATGATTCAGATATTTACAGTCATCTGTACAGCCTTAGTTGCTGTGCCTACTATCGGTACAGCAGTCTATCTTATATTTACTATCCTAGGAAGTATCTAATGCTTGACGAAACAAAAGACGTTATAGACGTAGCTGCTGCTTCCACTGCTCTTCTAACCTTAGCTGCTTGGTTACCACCAACAGCATCTATCTTGACAATTATCTGGATGGCTCTCAGGATATATGAGTCTGATACTGTACAAAACCTAGTTAATGGTAAAGATAAGAAACAACTTGACAAACCTGACTAATTAGTGTATAATATATGAGTATTTTAAATAGTTTAATTAATCCAGTTACTAAGTTATTAGATAAAGTAATTGAAGATAAAGACACTAAGAACGCTATAGCCTTTGAACTATCTACAATGGCTGAGAAGCATGCTCAAGAACTAGCCAAGGGTCAGTTAGATGTCAACAAGGTTGAAGCAGCACACAAGAACTTATTTGTTGCTGGCTGGCGACCTGCTGTGGGCTGGGTATGCTGCCTTGGCATGGCGGGTAACTTCCTTATTATCCCGTTGGCTAATTTTGCGTTGGCTCTATCCAGTTCTCCAATCACAATACCACTTATAGAAACGTCAGAGATGATGCCAGTGTTGATGGGTATGCTAGGCTTAGGTGCTATGCGTACAGTAGAGAAGACTAAGAACGTACAGAGAGAGCGATAATGGGCGGTGGACGTTACAGTACAAACAATCGAGTCAATGCAGCATCGGCAGCAGCGGCGGCCCAACGTGCGGCAGCACTTGCTAGTGGCCCTGCGTATCCTGTAGTTAACGAGCCTGTTGTCAACCTTCCTACAAAGTCTGTAGTCCAACCAGCTCCTGAAGAGTTTGCTTCTTTGGCTAGTCCTTTTGATGCAGGCTTTTCTAATTCAAACTTTGGTGGTTATAGTGGTATTGATTTAGACTTGAGTGGTTTAGACATAGACGCTTTACGTGAAACTTTTAATCCTACACCTGCACCTACAGAGCGTGTACCAACAACTGCTTCTACTTCAGGCTTATCAGTACAAGACTTTGGCGCACAACCTAAGTTTGGAAGCCCTGACGAAGCATTGGCTAACTACGGCAATGTCTTTAACACGTTGAAAGGTCAAGAAGAACAAGTAAACAAAGTATATAATTACAACAACTTCGATCCCGGAGATTTTGGCAGGACATCAGTATCCTTACGAGAAGGTAGCAGAGCTGCTGGCACAGGGCTTGCTGAGTACGTACAGCAGAATGACATACCTCTGTCTAAGGTTATAGACGGTGAGCGTAAGTATTTAACAACAGGTAATGCTCAAGCCAATGCAGAGTTGTGGCCTAACGCTTTTCAAGGTGGTGATCTTGTAGCTACAGGGCCAGCAGGAACGTATTCAACTACCTTTCAGAAAGACAAAAACCTGCTTGCTCAAGTTGCTTCTGATCCTATTATTGGACTAGCTGCTAACTTTATTCCTGGAGGTACTCTAGCGTTAACAGCAGCTAAAGCTGCCAGTGGTGAGTCCTTAAGCCCTGCTGACATTGTTACTCTAGCTGTACCAGCATTAACTAAAGCAGGTATGCTGACAGCTCCTCAAGCGGCTGTGAGTGCAGCAGATGCTGTAGACGGTGTAGCAAAAGCCGCAGTTGAGGGCGTAGGTATAGCAGGTCTTGGCTACAATAACTCAGTAGCTTTAATAAATGCAGCAGCCACTGGCGACCCAACATCTGTTGTTACTTCCTTAGTAGGTAACGCAGCTATAGATAAAGCATTTACAGGTATTGAAGACGGAGCAAGAATAGGCGGTCTTTTCCAAGCTGACGATTTAAAAACTGGCTTGACTAAAGTAGTTGAGAAGGTAGCAAGCGGTGAAAAGTTTGATGATGCTTTATTGGCAGGTCTAGGGACTTACGTTAAAGAAGGTGGTACTTTAAGACTGCCTACGCCAGAAGGTTTTGATTTAGATATTGATCTAGGCATTATTGAAGATGTTGTAAAAGCTGCTGTTAGACCTATTGAAGGCATTGTTAGAGAAGCTGGTAGAGTCATAGACGACAATGTTTTACAGCCTGTTAAAGAAGTTGGAGAAGAAATAGGGGAAACTTTAGAGCCTATTGTAGAAACAGTTAAAGAAGCGGGAAGCACTATAGATGACACTATTTTACAACCTGTTAAAGAAACAGTTGAGGCAGGTGCTAGTGTTGCAGGTGATGTACTGTCAGCAGCAGACACAGTAGTTAGAGACGCTGCTAGTGCGTTTGACGATGCTGTTATACAGCCTGCTGGTGATGCTTTGTCAGCTTTAGACACAGCAATTAGGCAGGCACTGCCCGACATAAATGGGCCTGACATAGAGTTACCAGATGTTAACCTGCCTCGCTTTAACTTAGACTTAGGTGGCTTACTCACTAGCGTTATACAAGCTGTTCCACAACCAGCGCCTAACAGAACCACAGATAGCTTGTTTAAAGACGAGTTGTTTCAATTTCAAACAGAGATTGGCGCAGACGTAGAGCCTATAGAGTACGTAGACTTAGGCTTTAGCGACCCATTCGAAGATCAAACATTACTACAAAGGTATCCTTTCTAATGACATACTTACAACTTGTCAACAGTGTATTACGTAGACTCAGAGAAGAAGAAGTCTCTAGTGTCTCTCAGAACAGCTACTCTAAGCTAATAGGAGAGTTTGTTAACGATGCTAAACGCACTGTAGAGGACTCTTACGACTGGACAGCCTTACGTACCACACTAACTGTCTCTACTACTACTGATACGTTTAACTACGTTCTAACAGGCTCACAGAACCGTATGAAGCTACTGGATGTTATTAACGACACCTCAGACTTCTTCATGCAGTACCGTTCTTCTCGTTGGATGGATAATGCTTTCTTAATCGAGACACCGCCTATTGGTTCACCACAGTTCTACAGCTTTAACGGTGTAGATGCTAACGGTGACAACGCTGTCGATGTCTACCCTAAGCCTAGTGGTGTGTTCCAGCTACGCTTTAACGTGGTTCTACGTACATCAGACTTTACACAAGACACTGACAACATGACTATTCCCTCCTCTGCTGTGGTACAACTAGCTACAGCATTAGGCGCTAGAGAGCGTGGAGAAACTGGTGGCACAAGCGCAGCAGAGTTATTTGGTCTAGCCGACAGAACACTATCTGACGCTATCGCTATTGATGCTTCACAACACCCTGAAGAAACTATCTGGTACTCCTAAATGGCACAACCATTACAGAACATTACAGTAGCAGCGCCAGGATTCTTTGGGTTAAACACTCAAGAGTCGCCTATTGGTCTTGATCCTTCCTACGCCTCTATTGCTGACAACTGTGTCATTGATAAGCTAGGCCGTATTGCTGCACGTAAAGGCTACAATAGCATCACAACCAACGGTGCAGCAGTCCTAGGCACTAGCCGTGGTGTTGAGGTTATCTTTGAGTTTGTCAGTAGAGCAGGTGTAACAACTGTTTTCACCTGCGGCAACAACAAGATATTTACAGGTACTACTACACTTGTTGAAGTAACGCTGCCTGTTGGTTACACTATCAGCGATAACAACTGGAAGGTTATGTCGTTTAACAACGATGTTTACTTTTACCAGAAAGGACACCAGCCTTTACTAAGCGTGGCAGGTACGTCTACACTTACTGGTTTAACTTCTACAGGAAGTAACTCAGCTCCTCAAGGTAACGAAGTCTTAGCTGCTTTTGGTAGAGTATGGACTTGTGACCTAGCAGATAACAAGTACGTAGTATACTGGAGTTCTCTACTAGCTGGCGATGATTGGCACGGCGGTTCTTCAGGCTCTGTAGATTTAACAACTGTCTGGCCTACGGGTTTTGACGAGGTTGTGTCGCTTGCAGAGCATAACGGCTTCCTAATTATCTTTGGTAAGAAGAGCATCATCATCTACACAGGGGCTGAGAGTCCTTCTTCTGATCTAAAGCTACACGACACTATTGAAGGTGTTGGTTGTGTTGCTAGAGACTCTGTACAGTCTACAGGTAGCGATCTGTTTTTCTTGTCTAGTCGTGGTGTCATGTCACTAGGTCGTGTTGTTCAAGAGAAGTCTTTACCTCTGAACGACATAAGCAAGAATGTACGATCTGACTTATTGCAAACACTGTCACAAGAGAATCACGCTAACGGTCACAGAGAGGCTATTAAGTCCATCTACAGCCCGATAGACGCTTTCTACTTGATAACCTTCCCTGACAGTTCTCTAGTCTATTGTTTTGATCTAAGACAGGTTTTAGAAAACGGGGCATATCGTGCAACAACATGGACTGCTATTAAACCTATTTCTTTCTCTATCTTTGCAGATGATCATTTGTACATGGGACACGATGAAGGCATTGTTGAGTATGGCTCGTACCTAGATGGTACTACTAAATATCAGATGCGTTACTTTAGCAATCCGTTAGACTTTGGCAACGCTTCTAATCTGAAGTTCTTAAAGAAGTTTAATGTAACTATTATCGGTGGTCAGAACACAGAGTCAACGCTTAACTGGGGTTATGACTACACCTCTGATTACACTAAGCAAGCATTGACTTTTGGTACTGCTTCCGCTGCTGAGTACGGAGTTACAGAGTACAACACAACAGGCGAGTACACAGCGTCTATTGTTATTCAAACACCTAAGGTTAACACCAGCGGTAACGGTGAGGTAGTGACTATTGGTATTGAAGCTGAAGTTAACGATTCACCTTTTTCTATTCAAAAAATTGACATACACGCTCTACTAGGGAGACTTATCTAATGTCCAACTACACAAAGACTACTAACTTTGCAACTAAGGACTCCCTAAGTTCGGGTGATCCCAACAAGATTGTTAAAGGCACAGAGATCGACACAGAGTTTAACAACATAGCTAACGCCAGTGCTACTAAAGCAAACACTGCTGGCCCTACATTTACAGGTACTGTCACAGCCGCCACCGTAAACGTAACAGGTACACTAACGGCTGACACTATTACTGGAGGGTCTTACTAATGGCTACAGATAAGTTTGGAAATGTTATTGATCCTAACACTGGACAACCTGCGACTGTGCGGTCGCAAACCCAAAACACCCGTACTGCACAGGGTTCATTAGCAGGTAACCTGTTTAACGTAGGCGCTGGATACCTATTAGGTAAAGAAGGCGAACAAGCATTTGGTGAGCTGGGTCAACAAGCTTTACAAGGTGGCGAACGTCTAGGACAACAAGCGTTAGAAGCTTCAGCGTTTAAGCCGTACACTGTAACCAGCTCTTTAGCTAATGTACAGACTACTCCTGAAGGTGGTTTTGGTATTAACTTGTCTCCAGAGCAACAAGCTCTACAGACGCAGCTGCAAGGTCAGACAGCGGGTTTGTTTGGTCAAGTAGGCCAAGACCCTGCACAGGCTCAGGCAGCTTTATACGAGCAGTACAGAGGCATACAGCGCCCTGAAGAAGAGCGTCAGCGTCTGGCCCTGCAAGAGAACTTGTTCTCTAGTGGTAGAGGCGGTGTACAGACAGCTCAGTATGGCGGTACACCAGAGCAATTTGCCTATGAACAAGCTCGTCAAGAAGCAATGGCACGCGCTAACGTAGGCGCTCGTCAGCAGTCTCAAGCAGAGCAGTTACAAGCTGCACAGGTCGGTGGTTTGTTACAGCAAGCTGGTTATCAACCACAGCAGCAAGCATTGAGCTTGTTAGAAGGCAGTCAAATCCCTGCTGGGTACTTGTCACAAGGTCAGCGCACAGGCGCTACGCTGCAAGGACAGCTTGAGCAGTCTGGTTTAGAAGGCTACTTGCAAGCAGCAGAGCTTGGACAAGGAGAAAGACTGGCACAGATGCAGAACATGGCTAACTTAATAGGCGGTGGCGGAACAGGCGCTAACGCTACAAGTGGTCTGTTAGGCGGTTTAGATCAATATTTGCCTGACTGGTTAAAAGGAGGTTCTTCAGGTACACCTAATGCTGATTCTTTTGTTTCTGGCTCTTTGCAAGAAATATTATACGGAGGAAGACCACCGATTTCTAGCGTTGTTCCAGACACAGCAGGTTGGTTAGATCAGTTTCTCAGCAGTCCTAACGACTATGCAGGCGGTAGTTTATTTAATGTTCCTGCTGCTATACCAACAACAGGCGGTGCGATAGACTTTGGTAACGTACAAGCCCCAAGCACATTTGGTTTTCAAACACCATACTACGAACCTCTTTAAGGAGATACAACAATGGCTAAAGTAGATATTACAGGACTCCTTACGGGTCTGGCAGGTACTCCTGATCTAGAGAGAGAAGGTATTAAGAGAGCTAGTGCTATACAAGGTCAAGGCGTGGGTTCTAACCTAGCTCGTTCGTTAGCGTTACAAGCGCCACAGCGCGAGCAAATGATGCGACAAGGCGCTGGTGGTTTATTTGGTGTTGATACACGTACTGCTGGTCAGCAAGTACAAGAGCAGCTAGGTCAGCTCGATACTTCTACTCCAGAAGGTCAGAAGCAGGCTGTTCAGTTAATTGCTCAGGTTGATCCGACTAGAGCATTGGCTTTGCAAACTCAGTTTAACACTAAGAACACAGAAGCAGAAAGGTATGCCACAGCTCAAGCTCTAGAGCAAGAGAAAGTAGACATTCAGAGAGAGCGGAATCGCTTGACTTCAGACCAGTTAGGAGCAGCCGACAAAAAAGCAATTAGAGCTGCTACTGAAGCAGCAGAAAAGGCAGGGTCTAGGGTTGCTGTTTTAACTGGTCTAGCAGACTCTTATGAAAAAGAAAGACCTAGAGGCGGTGCTTTTGGGAATGCTATGTCTGCTTGGAAAGAATCAATAGGCGGTCAAGACGCTGTTTCTGCAATGAAAACTAGGTTCACGCAAGTTGTCAATAGTGACATTATTAACTCACTACCTCCGGGAGTTGCTTCTGATAAAGACATTGAAATGGCAAAAAGCGGCTTTATGAACGACAGTTGGAATCCTGATCAAATTGCTCAGTTCTTACGTGGACAAGCTAAGCTATCTGCTTTCTTGGCTGAGAGAGAGAACATGAAAGCTCAGTGGATCGATGATAAGGGTGGAAGCACTGCTGGATTTAACGAAGCGTGGGCTGAGATGAATAAACAAGACGCTTATAAAGAGTCAATCAGGGCTAAATATAACTTACCAGCATATAAAATACCTCTTCCTGATGTAGAGTTTGTAGCAGATGTTGAGGAACCAAAGCCTACACCAGCTCGTGACTTTTCACCTAGAGGAGCGTTTTAATTATGGACAGGACATTACCAAATGGGCGTACTATTAAAAACGTACCTGAAAGTTATTCAGACTCTGACATAAAGAAATACGCTATTTCTAAAGGGTTGGCTACTCAAGAAGATTATAATGTAAACACAGAGACTGGAGCAGATTGGTTAAACATCGGTGGAGAAATAACTGGAGGTGTTGGAGGAGCTATTGCTGGAGCGCAGCTCGGAGCTTTTGCTGGCCCTCTTGGAGCTGCTTTGGGTGGCATAGCTGGTGGAGCTTTAGGAACGTTTATAGGCTCTGCTGCTGGTCAAACATTAGAAGCTGCGGTTGAAGACAGAGATGTTTCTGCGGATATGTGGGAGAACGCAGGAGAAGCCGCTATTATTGACGCAGGTGCTGGTGCTATATTCGGTGTTGCGGGTAAGATACTTAGTAAAGGAATGCAGCCTATTTATAGAGCAGTTACACAGGCTCCTATTGTTGGCAGTACAGAAGAGTTAACTCAAAAAGCTGCTTTAGATGTTATACAAGGCAGGTTAACTGTTGAAGAAGCCACTACAAAATATAACATTGGTGAAGAGCTTATTGAAGATTTTACGCAGCAGTTGGGGAAAGGCGAAAAAGAGCTTTTAGATGCTGAAGTTTTGTTTGAGAAACTAGCTAGTCGTAACGTAAACATGCTACCCTCACAGGTTCCTTCAGCATCGCGTGGTATGTTAGCCAAACAAGAAATTGCACAAGCGTCTTTATCAATGTCTAAACCTGTTGACGAGGCTATTGCAGGACAAAATAGATTTATTACTGATTCTTTTGGTGAAGTTCTGCAAGCTACTAAAGGTTTAAGCAGAGATGAGACAGGATTAGCTATTAAAAACTTAGTTGATGCTACTTCAGAAGCCTTAAAAACTACTGTAGCTCCTTTGTATAAGAACATTGACACTAAGGGTGGTATTTTAATTAGGCCTGCTAAGATAGGCATAATGCTTAACGATTACAAAGCAACTCTAGGGGCTGCTAAGAAAAGTGTTGCGGGAGTAGAAAAGATTTTCAAAAGCATTCCTTCAACTGCACAGCCTAAAGACATTGCTATTGGTATAAGTAAATTGAGAGCAGTTTTAAGCAACAAAGCGTACCCTAATACGTCTAAAGTATATGCTGCTAAAGCAATTAAAGAATTAGAGAAAACTTTAAAAGGGCCGCAGTTCGTTAAAACAAACGCTGTAGCAGCTTTGGGCAAAGAAGCCCATAATTTGTTAATTAACAGTGCAGGTAAATCAGCGATTGAAGGAGACTTTGCGAAACGAGCTACTAAACTCACAGAGCTTCGTCCTACGATGTCTTTTAAAGAAGCTCATTCAGAACTCTCTAACATTAAAAAGCTACAACGAGACATGGACGATTCTTTAGGGAGTAAAGACAGCAGGGCTTATGCTTTGTTGTCTGAAGCAGCTACTGTGTTAGGGAAGCAAATGGACGCTTCAGCAAAACGTTTTAACCCAGTTCTGAAGGCAGAGTATGACGCTGCTGGTAAGATATATAAAGAAGGCATAGAGGCTATTAACGGAGATTGGATTGTTAAAAGCCTTAACAAAAGCAACCCTGCTTTAATAGGTGAGCAATTAGTGGCTGCTGGTGAGAAGATGGGAATAACTCAGCTTCGTGCTCTGATGGCCAAAGCTAAGGAGTTAAAAAGCACTGATCAAGGCGATAATGTTATTGAAAGCATCAGAGCCAACTACTTAACTAGTTTGTTTCCTGAAAGAACGGCAAGAGAAGCAGAAAGTTTTGCTAAGAAAATGCTTCAGCCTAAGTTTAAAGACACGTTTAACGCTATTGTTGATAAAAAAACAGGGGATCAGCTAGCCTCCTTAGCTAAAGAAGTAGAGATTCTTCGTCAAGGTTTGGTTGGTTCTGAGTCAGCCGCTTCTCTTGCTGTACGTGGTAGAGAAATCAGCAGCGTTGCATCGCCTACTTTGACTAAAGCAGGTGTTTATTACGCTGTTAGCAACGCTGTAGAGCAAGGGCTATCGCCACAAGCAATAAGAGCTAGTATAGAAACAGCTAAAGCAGTGACTAAGAAAATTAAAGATGGAGAAACAGTGTCTGACAGTCTTGTTAAAAGAATGATACACACTAAGTTCTTACCGCCATACTTAATAGGTCAATTGTTTGGTGTTGCTGTTAATCAAGGAAGCCAGTAAACAAAAAAGCCCTGCGTAGCTGACTACACAGGGCTTTTTAGTATCTACAATTTACACTATCTCACACGCGCCTCCAGTACATGCTAACTCTTGTGAACCTGTAGTGTTATCCTCTTGCTCGTGGTTCTCTAAGTCGTCCCAACTAACACCCTGTGGCATCGCTGCTAGTAACTCATCATACTGCTCAGCGGTGATGTCTTCATACGGAGCTTGTTGATATACATGATCACTAAACGGCAACAGACTAATACCAGAGCAGATGTCAAAGTTATCCCATATCCACTGTGCTACTTGCAGGAACTCATCATCTGTATAGTAAACAGTGATGCTTGGCTTATGCTCACACCAGTGGTTCTGGTAAGCCTTCCATAGCTGAAGCTGCTCCATTGCTCCTACCTGCTCTACTGTCACACTTGTGTCTGGTGCTTTGACAGGGAAGCTAAACACTGACGAGCTTGGTGACATAACGTCTTGCTCTACAGGGAATCCTGATGCTTCCATAAAAACTGCCAGTGGGTCTTTCTTGTCGCTACGTACCCGTCTAATGTAATGCTTAGAGAAGCGAGGATGGATACCAGAAGCAGAGTCAACAAGCTGAGAAACAGTACCACTTGGCTTAACAGCCGTAACAGCCGTAGACTGATTAATACCAAGCTTCTTAGCCCACTTCTCGTTAGTGTCCACAGCAACATCTCTAATCTCCTCTAGCCATTTAACTAAATCAGGTGAGTTACCCTTGCTCAACAGGTAGTGATCCATGATGCCTGTCATGCTAACGCCTAGCAAAGCTTCTTCCTCTGTGTTCTTCTTCCAGCAGTTACGTAGGTAACGGAAGTCTGTCAGTGTAGCCTGTAGCGTACCAATGATAGCTGCAGTCTCTGACTTAGCCTTCAGTGTCTCTAGCGTATCGTCTGCGCGTACAACGATCTCTGACAGGTTACAGAACTGGTTACTGCGTAGGATGATCTCAGAGCATGGGTTAGTGCCAAACTCGTAAGAGTTATCTCTGCGGCCATTGCGTCCTGCAATCTTCTGTGCTGCTACACGACTAAAGATACCACGCTCACCAGCCTTGCTTTCGTACATCGTCTGCATCTCAGCTAAGAAGGATTGGAAATCAGGCTTCTCAGTGTACGCTACGCTGTTGTTAGCTAACGCTCTATGGCCTTCGTCTATCCACCACTGTCCTGACTTAGCCTTCGCCATACGTTGATCTGAGAGGTTAGACAGACTGATCAGTGCAGACCTACGTACACCGCCTACAACTACAATGTCAGCAATCTTACATACGATGTCGTGACACTCAACGCTTGTTAACTTACGACCCTTAGCCTTCTGGAACACTTCGATACAGAAGTTAAACAGATCTACTAAAGGCTCTGGCCCTGACGCACGACCACCGAAGGTCTTTAGACGCTCACCTGAGCCACGTACTCTGCTAATGTCCCACTGTGGTATCTTACCAGCATAGAGCATAGCAATAAGCTCACGGAACGCAGAGGCCCAACCAATCTTACTGTCCGACACAACGATAACACTGTCTGTCTTGTGGAATGTCTCTGCAATCTCTGGCAGCTTGTTAATGTAGTTACGCTCTACGCTGAAGCCTACACCTGTACCACACATAAGCACGTACATAAGCTCGTCAAAGCTACGTGGTGAGTCGATGTGTAGATAGCTACAGTTAAACCCTGCTACGTTATCTTTGTCTAGTGCTACGCCTGCTGTCATCATACAACGCATGCTAGGCATGACTTCTAGGTTGTGTATTGCATTAAATAACTTTAACGCTGTCTTCTCGTCTATCTGTCCACGATCTTTCCAGAAGTCTACGTAACGGTTAACTGTTTCATGCCAAGATTCTCTACGGCCTTCCTCTGGCATCCAACGTGCATAGCGGCTCTTGTGTATAAACTGTTGGTACTGATCCATTATTTTATATCCTTAAATGTTATTAACTTAAATAAAGTTGTACTTGAATGTGCGTAAAAGTGCTCAGTCATGCAGTTTTAAAGGTGTATAAAGTGTTCCGTAGAGGAATCGAACCTCTATCTCCACGGTTTTTTAGGCCACGACAGTCCTACCATTAGACGAACGGAACATATTGCTAATCTTCTTTATCAAACTCAAAGGCTTCATCAAAGCCCTGCATAATGTATTCAGCAATACAAAGCTTAATGGCTGATTCATCAGGATAGTCGGTGTGCTTATGCGCCCTGTACCAGCCAGCCTCTATGCCTTCTTCAATTAACCGCTCTATCAGCGGATACATTTTAACTTTCATCCCGATATTTAACCTCATCTTGCATCACTTTGTACAAAGCTGGACGCATATTCTTCTGCTGCGTGTCTAAGATAGCTCTAAGGTGGTATGGATTTAAATCCGCAATTGTCACATGCCTCAAAGGTTCGTCTCCATGTTTACCATAAGTTCCCCACTTAACAACTTTTCTTATCACTTCATGGCTATCGTCTGAGGTGACAGTTAGCATTTCCTCATCACCGTTAGCAGAGCATCTAACGTAGTCGCACCCACCATCTAGCATATACTCTTTGCCGTTAGCGTCTGTATGCGTAACATAGTCGTGACGATGCTTTGATTCTAGTATTGTTCCATCAGGTGTCTTCATTTTACTGCTTAATA